TGTCAGCACGGTGCTGATGCGGGCGCAGGCCCGGGTCAGAAGGAGGCCGGAGCGGCTGTAAATGGAAAGAAGGGAAGTGAGAAATTGATCTGGTATTTGGACCGGGAAGAGGTGCCGGACGTGGAGAACCTGCCTCCGGAGGTGCTGCGGTATCTGGTGGAGCGGGCCGAGCGGGCCGCCGGACGGTATCAGCGGCTGGAGGAGTACTACCGGGGCGAGCACCCCAACCTGAAAGGCAGGAAGAATCCCGACGAGGTACAGGTGGCGGTGAATTACGCCAAATACGTGGTGGACACAGGGTTGGGCTACTATCTGGGCGAGCCGGTGAAGTACGACGCCAACCAGGTGAGCCGGAACAGGCATGGGGCAGAGGGAAAGAAAGTCGTTGACCTGTGCCCGGTGCTGGAGTGCTACGATGCACAGCACATCAGTGAGGTGGATCAGGAGATCGGACGGGAAATGGGCACCTTTGGTGACTGCCTGGAGTTGTGTTACGCCTCCAGCGGGGAGAAGCCCAGGCCCAGAAGCGCCTGCATCGACCCCCGGTGCGGCATTCTGGTGTGCGATTCCACGGTGGAGCACAACAAGCTCTTTGCGCTGGTGTGGGACCGGCGGGAAAGCGTCACCGGTGAGCGGTACTATGCGGTGACGGTGTACACGGACCGGACGGTGAAGCACTATCGGAGCGCGGACCTGAAAACAGCGGTGTTTTCCCAGTGGGGCGAGACCGAGGAGCACTTTTTCGGTGAGGTGCCGGTGATCGCCTACGAGAACAACGGCGAGAGGCAGGGGGACTTTGAGCAGATCATCAGCCTCATCGACGCCTATGACGGGCTGATGAGCGACCGCCTGACGGACAAGAAGAAGTTTGTGGATGCGCTGCTGGTGTTCTTCGGCATGACGCTGCGGGAGGGCGACGAAGGACGGCTGGCCCGGGAGAAATTCCTGGACGGCGCGCCGCTGGACGCCCGGGCGGAGTACATCCAGAAAACCTTTGACGAGGCCGGGGTACAGGTGCTGGCGGATGCGCTGGTGCGGGAGATGCACAAGATGACCATGACGGTGGACATGAGCGACGAGAAGTTCGCCGGAAACAGCTCCGGACAGGCGCTGAAGCTGAAGCTGCTGACCATGAACCTGATGGTGAAAAACAAGATGCGCCGGATGGAGAAGGGGCTGAAGGAGCGGCTGAAGCTGTACAACCGGTGGCTGTACGTCATGGGGGAGATGGACCCGGTGGAGGGCAACGAGGTGGACGTGGTGTTCACGGTGAATATGCCCATCGACGAGGGCGGCATCATCGACCTGGTGACCCGGCTGCAGGGGATTGTGGACGACCAGACGCTGCTGAGCCAGCTGTGGTTTATCCGGGACCCGGCGGAGGCGCTGAAAAACATCCGGGAACAGAAAACAAAGGAGGGAGAAGCAGTCAATGGAGGAGCAGGAGATTATGGAGCAGGAACTGCAGGCAGAGCCTGAGCAGGAGCGGCCAATGCTGATGCGGGAGGCACTGGAGGCGGAACGCCGGGCGCTGGAAGCGGAAAAGGCTGCCTTTGCCCGGCAGAAGCTGGAGCGGCTGGTGGCTGCGGAACTGGCTGAGCGGGGACTCAGCGAGGAATTTGCGGACTTTCTCACCGGCGAGGACGAGGCGGAGAGCCTGGACCGGGTGGAACGGTTTGAGGCGCTGTTCCAGCAGAGCCTGAAGGCGGAGATCGCCCGGCGGATGCGGGGAAAGGGCGCGCCCAGGGAGCCGGCAAAGCCCAAAGGCATCAGCAGGGAGAGCCTGAGAAGCATGAGTGCAAAGGAGATCAACGCCCGGTGGGAGGAGATCGCCGGCGCACTGAAAAAGTGAGAGTCCATTCCGAACACAGAGGGGCATAAAACGAACTTTGAAAGGAGAATTCTATGGCATTTGACAACTTTATTCCCGAGGTGTGGTCCGCACGGCTGCTGGAGCACCTGGACAACATCCACGTTTACGCCGGCCTGATGAACCGGGACTATGAGGGCGACATCAAGGCCTTCGGCGACACCGTTCATATCAACCAGCTGGGCAGCATCACCATCCGGGACTACGACGGCACCGAAATCGAGGACCCCGAGGAGCTGGACGGCGAGCAGCAGAATCTGGTCATCGACAAGGCCAAGTACTTCAACTTCCAGGTGAAGGACATCAACAACGCCCAGTCCAACCCCAAGCTCATCGACAGCGCCATGCAGCGGGCCAGCTACGGCATCAACGATGAGATCGACCGCTATCTGGCCCAGCTGCTGGTCAGCGGCTGCAAGGCGGAGAATGTGCTCTACGGCGACAGCAACGCGGTGAAGCCCACCGCCGCCAACGCCTATGACTATCTGGTGGACCTGGGCACGGTGCTCAGCGAAAACAACGTGCCCATGCTGGGCCGCTGGGCGGTGATTCCCCCCTGGTACCACGCGCTGCTGCTGAAGGACGAGCGTTTTGTGGGCAACGGCACCGGCTACAATCAGGCGGTGCTCCAGGGCGGTGTGGTCGGCGAGGCCGCCGGCTTCCAGATCCACCTGAGCAACAACGTGCCCAACACCAACGGCCAGCACTACAAGGTACTGGCAGGCACCAACGCCGGCGGCGCTTTCGCTGAGCAGCTGGTGGAGCTGGAGGCTTACCGTCTGGAGAAGAACTTCTCTGATGCGGTGAAGGGCCTGCACGTCTACGGCGCCAAGGTGGTGCAGCCCGGCGCGCTGGCCGTGATGACGGTGGACAAGTAAGAGACAGGCCGCACAGCGGAACAGAGGTGAGGGAGAATCTGGCTGAAAGCCAAAATCCGGTGCGGATTCTGCCGGTTCTGCTGTGCGGCAGCGGTGAATATCAAACCATTCCAAAGAAGGGAGGAACGGAGATGACAGACGAGGTAATGGAGGCCCTGCAGGAGCGGCTGATGCGGAAGCTGGGGCTGGAGGAGCCGGATGAGGATGTGCTGGCGCTGCTGGAGGATGAGCTGCTGGATGCCGAGGCGGAAATCCTGCTGGAGCTGAACCTGGACGAGCTGGAAGAGCGGATGCAGGGCAAGGTGGTGGAGCTGGCAGCGGTGTACTTCCGCTACGACCTGGCCCAGGAGGACGGCGTGCAGGTCAGAAGCTATGCCGAGGGCCAGATCAGTGAGAGCGAGACCCGATTCACCCCGGAGGAGTACCGGCGGGATGTCCGGGAGATTCTGGACAGCCTGAACCGCTACCGGAGGGTCTCATGCTGAACGGGAAAACCCCTGGGGCGTGGCGAAAGGGCTATGCGCTCCACCGTCGGAGGTGGAAAACTGACCGGTACGGCGAGGCTGTAAGTGTGTACGACATGGACCATCCGGACGCAGTGGTGGAGGACGGCAGCCCGGACGCGGTGTGCTGGCAGGATCTGGGCGGAATCCGGGACAGCGGAAGGCTGACCAGCGGAGCGGAGCTGTCGGAGCAGGGAGAGCGGTATCGGGAGATTCTGCAGGGCGCCCTGTTCAGCGAACTGGAGCTGTCGGTGTACGACCGGGTGGTGGTGAACGGCGGGGTATATGAGCTGCGGAAGATTCAGCAGTGGCCCGGACACCGGATGCTGTTCCTGCAGCGGCTGTGGTGACAGGAGGTGGACCGATGACAGAGGCAGAGTGGACGCTGGTGGACGCCCGTCAGCAGGTGAAGGTTGCGCTGGAGGGGATGCAGAGCGAGATCGCCTTTGATGTGCGGCAGAGCTGGCCCAGGGAGCAGACGGACCGCATCGTCATTACCTACAGCGAATACGACAACCGCTCTACGGACTGCCCGGTGGTGGATGAGCTGACCTATCAGATCGACATCTGGTGCTTTGACCGGGAGACGGCGGTGGAGCTGGCCGGACTGGTGAACCGGGCCATGCTGGAGCTGGGGCTGAAGCGGACGTACATGAGCGAAGTGGTGGAAAATGGTGTTTTTCAGCGGAAAACCATGCGCTTTGGACGGAAAATTGACAAGCGATGGATGCGGCTCATGGACTGAAGGGGCGCAGACGCTGAGAGAACCTGAAACGGATCAACAAGGACAGAAAGGATGATGAGTATGACACAGGGGATGGCCAGCATCGGCATCAAGCTGAAGGTCAACGACGTGGAAATGAACTATGTGCAGGAGATCGGCGACATCGGAGGCACTCCCTCTGAGCTGGACGCCACCTGTCTCAAGGACAGAATGAAGAAGAATGTCCCCGGCGTGCAGGACGTGCAGGCATTTGAGGTGACGTACCTCTACGACAACAGCGGCGCGGATTCCGATTACCGCAGGCTGCGTGCGCTGCAGACGGCGGGCAACGTGGTGCCTGTTTCGGTGGAATTCCCCGACGGCACCAAGTTCGGCACCACCGGCTATGTGAGCACCTATGTAGACGGGGCAAAGGTGGATGAGCTGATCACTGCCAAGCTGATCGTCAGCATTCAGAGCGAGTGGAACGTGACCAACCCCACCGCGTAACATCGCAGTACTCGGGGCCGGCAGGGGGAAGAGGCTCTGCCGGCCCTTCTTTGGTAAAAAGGAGGTTTGACATTGAAAAGATCCTATACACTGAAGCTGGACGGGGAACAGGTACAGCTGCGGCTCACCGTGGCGGGACAGCGGACCCTGCGGAAGAAATATCAGGAGGACACCCTGCAGACCGTGCTGGAGGCGGCGGCAGATGGGGAAAAAATGGCGGCAGTACTGGATGCGGCGCTGAACTGGGCGGGAAATGACAACCCCATCCGGGACGGGGAGGAGTTGTATGACCGGCTGGTGGACGAGGGCTGGAGCGGCCAGACCCGGTTCGGCGGCCTGGCGTTTGACATTGCGGCGGAGTCCGGACTGATCAGCCCGGAGCAGGCGGAGCAGCTCAAAGCGTCTATGGAGCAGGCGGTGGAGCAGGCGTTTCAGCTGCTGAACGAGGAGTCCGACGACGATGAGGACCAGGACGGCC